AAATTCACTAAAACTCCTACGTCTTGAATCTTATTTATTTTACATCGTAATATAGAGCCTACATTAGGTAGTACGGTTGATGATGTTGATGATGTTTGTCACATGTTTATGTTTATTGTTTAATTTTTTAGGATATTGAAAAATAAACACAGTCGGAACATTAAAATTTATTCATTCATATTATTAGTTATGGTTCTAATACATCAAATTTGGATTGGAAATAAAAATAAACCTGATGTTTGGATGAATACTGTCAAAAATTTCTGCCATTGTTATGGACATACATACATTTTATGGGATAATTTTAATATTCCAGACTTAATAAACATTAAACATTTTCAAAATGAAGGAACATTCATGGGTAAAGCTGACATCTTAAGATATGAAATTTTATACACATATGGGGGAATATACATCGATGCTGATTCTGTCATTGTTAATGATCATTTATTCAATAATATTATTAATAATTTCTATAATAATATTCATAATGAATGTCTTTTTGGTTACAGAGATAATGATAGTGACATTATAGCTAATGGTGTCATTTTTTCTGTAATAAATTCTGATTTCATCAAATTACTCATCGATGAAATCCCTAATAGACCCGTCAGTGAACCATGGATAAGATATGGACCACATCTCGTGACAGATATGTATAATTCACACATTTCAACATATGCTGACAAAGTAATTGTCATTAATGCTGACATATTCTATCCAACAGGTTGGTTTAGATCTGATATAGATACAGTCGATTACCATAAACATATAACGTTACCTGATATGTCAGTTATGTTTCAATATGGATATAGTACAAATAAATTATATACCCTGTTTTTAAAAGATCTTATAATTATTGCTCATCCTGATGATGAAATCATTTTTGGTGCTAATTATCTTTTAAATGGAATAGAATTATATGTATTATGCCTCACTAATGCAGAAAATCCTATAAGACGTACCGAATTCTTTCAATCTATGAAACTATCAGGTAATATCGGACATATTCTTAATCTACCCGATTCAATGTTTGACAATTGGAATCATATCTCCAACGAAGATATACTTATTCATATGCCGTTCAATATTAATTCCATTAATTCTATAATTTCTCACAATTCAGTCGGGGAATATGGTCATGTTCAGCACATTCGGTGTAACGCTTTTGCAAAATGGCTAGCAAACAATCTTAATGTCCCATTCAAAGAATTTCAACCATATTCATTATCAGAAAAACACACACAATTAAGGAATGAAATATTAGACAATTATTCTTCTCAAAAGAGAGTAATTGATAAATACAAAGATCTCTATTTAATAAATCCTAAACAATAATAATAAAGAAATAGCATAAAACAAAAACAAGAAATAATAATAGAGATCAATAGAGATCAATAGAGATCAATAGAGATCAATAGAGATCAATAGAGATCAATAGAGATCAATATATGATTACAGAAAGCAAATAACCAGAATGTTGAACGAAAAAAGATGCTAAATAATTATTTAATTATTTAGTAATTAAAGAGTAAAGAGTAAAGAAAATGGACGAAGCAGAACTCGAACTATGGAAATTAAAACATCTAGTTAAATCTCTAAATAAATTAGATGGATCTGGAACATCAATGGTAACATTAATCATTCCTCCCTCATCAAATATCCCTCAAAATGCAAAATTACTATCAGATGAATTAGGCACAGCTTCTAACATAAAAAGTCGCGTTAATAGACTTTCTGTTGAAAGTTCTATCGTTTCTGCACAACAAAAATTAAAATTATACAATTCTGTACCTAAGAATGGCCTTGCTGTTTTTTGCGGTACTGATAATTTCGGGAAAAAGATCTCTATCGCTTTTGAACCTTGTAAAGCATTGACAACTAAATTATACATGTGCGATTCAAAATTTCATACTGAATCACTAGAATCAATGCTCGTAAGTGATGATAAATTCGGGTTCATCATTATAGATGGAAATTCAACACTTTATGCAACAGTCAGTGGAAATGTTAAAGAAGAGCTTTTTGCTTATAGAGATGTAAATCTTCCAAAAAAACATAACAAAGGTGGTCAATCTGCTCTAAGATTTGCACGACACCGCACAGAAGCTATTCATAATTATCTTAGGAAAATTTCAGAGAAAGCATCTGATGTTTTTATCACAAACAACTTATTAAATGTAAAAGCAATAGTTATAGCCGGTTCTGCTAATCTTAAAACTGATCTTAGCAAATCTGACTTATTCGATCCAAGAATTAAGGCAGGTATTGTCAAAATGATCGACATTCAATACGGGTTAAGTCAAGGTTTAGACATAGCTATCAAATTATCAGAAGATGTTTTAGGAAACATCAAATATACACAGGAATGCGCAATTGTAAATTCTTTCATGAATGAAATCACTCTTGATACAGGTAAATACATATTCGGTGTTAAAGAAACAATAGAACAACTAAAAGACGGAACCATAGAAACTTTAATTATTAATGATACAATCGAATTTGAAACGAAGGCATACATTAGCACATTTGCTGAGGGCGAAGAACAATTAAGTGACTGGTTCTTAAATAATTACAAGTTATATGGAGCAAAATTAAGCATCGTTTCTGCAAACACAGACGTTGGCGCACAATTCTTGGCAGGTTTTGGGGGAGTTGGAGGAATTTTAAGATACAGAGTTCACATGCAAGAAGATGATATTGATAGTCTTAAAGATATTGATCTTGAAGACTTAGGATTATAAAAATGATCAAAAATTGGAAATTTTCTATGATACAATCGTTTTTTTCTTTAATAAGTAGCATAAAAGAGATAGTTAGAATGGCACTAATTGCCAAAAAAACAGGAACACATTATTTTGATGATAATAATTATACATTATGTTCATGTAATAATCCTTATAATAGAGTTATCGGTGATATTATACCGATAACTATGAAAAAGATAGATGTTACTGTTCAACGATGTGGTCATATATATGGAATGAACAAAGTTTGTCAAAGACCTGTGCATACAGGTACTAATCGATGTGGATTTCATGCAAATAAATAAGTGGCCTTGATAGGAAGCCTCAGAATACTAAAGAATAATATTAGTACTTTGTAACAACTTATATACTTATATAAATACTTATGGTATATGGAAAAGTTAATTCAACATTGGTTATATTTAAATCTTGATCACAGAAAAAATTTATCTTTTCTACAAATAAATATTTAACTTTTAGAAAAAGTTATGTCAAAACTTATTAATAATCATCCAGCTAAAAATGAACATATAAATACATGTTCATTTATGTGAATAAATGTTAATCCTAATTCATTTAAACTATATGAATCAGTATAATGAATTTTTCCATAATCACATAAACTAAAATAATAGGTTAATACTTCGTTTAACGGATAATCTTTAATTTCTTCATATTTATTTTTACTAATTTCAATATAATAGAAACTACCTCCACAACCAGATATATTATATAACTTATTGAATAGAATCGTACTCTTTGTACTTAATAATCCAGTTGGATTATTAAAATTATTAATGAGTTCTGTAAAATCAATCTCTTTATCATCTTCATAATCAAATCCAATCTTGGTTATTTCATCCATATCATAATCATTTGACAAAAAGTCTTCAATATTTGCATTATCAATAGTCACTTTTTTTCTATATCCATTAATTTTTACTTTATTATAATTATTATTAATTATTACAGATAATATAATTGTTTTGTGACATTATTGATAAAGAACTTACAGAACATCTTAAAACATATACAGAAAAATTAAACTATTGTAGTAGAGAGATGCCATTGCAGATATTTTCAGAAAGAGGGACGTTTCCACAAAAAAATCCTTAGCAAGGGGGCTATTGGGGACGGCATGTCCCCAAAAAATGATTCAAATTTTTCATAACGAAGAAATAAACTTGTACTTATCACTATTAATAAGTAAAAAGAATGCTTATTGGAATCATCCTGATTTGCACTCTCTTAAGCCAATCAGGCAACTGTATACCAGTTGCATCTAATACTCACGTTATTGATACTATTGTCACATTAGTCAATGGAACGATTGCTATTGATAGTATTGATATTGATGCTATTGATGCTATCAATAGCATCTCTCGTAGAAACAATGCACATAAGAATAATGATGACACAGAACTAATTTACGGAAGCGAAATTAGTCAAATGGCTACAGCCCATACAATCCAAAAGATCGCTGAACAATCAGTTCTTGGTTTTATTCATCAAAATACTCTCTTGAGTAATCAGAGTAATCAGAGTAATCATGGTATCGAAAGACGTGGGACACCTTATTATTACATTGATTCGACAATCAGTTGCTCTACTAATGGAAATTTTTCAACTTACGATTCATTCACAGTTGTCTCTTTAAGTACATCTTGCTTAGATTCTGGTGAGATCAGTCAACCATGTTTCTCAAATGATATGTTTGTTATTGGAAAATCTATTACCAATTTAACTTCTAATGATACAATTACTGGTTTAGATATTGATACTAATACTTTCAGTCATTCTCCATTCTTGTCATATCCTCATTTTGATCAATTCGAAATAGCTCCATTTCTTATCATATCAACTAATATAGCTGATTGTGACATAAGCATTTCACCTAATCACTTAATATACACATTCAGTTTCACAAAGAAAAATGTTATATTTGCATCTGACTTGCACATTCATGACACACTAATGTGTAGTAATTCTGGAAACATTCTTATGGTTCAAATTCAAACCATTGAAATCATTTACAAGCAAGGTGTATATTCTCTTATGCCATACAATGGTGACAACATGTTTGTCGGATCTAATCCAAATTCTGGAATACTTGTTAGTCCATATTCTTCATACAATAACAACATCATTCACAAGCTCCACTATGCTTATTCCTATGCTAAGAGCTTCTTTTAAATTGCTCATTTGTAATAAGTGTTTGTATGATTTTTTATAGTACTTTGTCTATAATATAAAAAATGATCAAAAATTTTGAATTAGTACTAAATACTTGAAAGGCTTGAGAAAATGACTAATCCGTCAGCAATTTCATTCGAAGAGTATATTGAACGTGCCAACATACTTGACAAAGCTAAAAGAAAAATTCTCATCAAAAATCTGAAAAAATTTGGCTTTTTGCCAAAGTAATTAGACTATTTTTAGGATGTACTTTATGGACTTTATGGACTTTATGGACTTTATGGACTTTATAGATGTTCTGTGCTTTGTGGTTTCTTTGTGCTTTCTCTCTGGATAATTGTATTTAAATTACTCACTTTAGGTACAAATGCTTTCATAATATCATTAAAATATGCACTATCATTACAAATAGTATTTGTCTTTCCACTCATTTGAGTTAAATTAATACACTTTTTGTTATTATCTTCAGATGTTGTGCAAGTTTCTATTGTTTTTGTGTTAATTATTGTATTATCATCAATTGCAACAAAATTCTTATTATTTGTACTAATTGGTGTTGTTATAGAAGTTGTGATACCCATGTTTATTGTTTATTGTTTATTGTTTAATTGTTTAATTGTTTATTTGTTTATTTGTTTATTTTTTTTTGTATAATCTTTTAATAAATAAATATGGCATTCAACACATAAATCATGATTTATACCATCATAAAAATGATATTTTACTTTGTTGTTGCAATTATCACAACGTGATAGACTATTATTTGTGCTATTCGTAAAATACATATCTTTCAATAACTTAAAATAACATTTTTATGATAATAAATTATACTATCTCCATATTGTAAAAGTATAATATTATCATCCATTATCTTTTCATCATTTAAAACACAATTACAATACCAACCATTTGCAAAAAAATATATTATAATCAAATACAATTAATGAGTGAAAGTATTAACGATAATGAAAGCACTTGCGTAGATTGCAGTGGCCAACTTATTGACGGAAACGAAAGAAATTTTTGTTGTCCAATATGTTATAAAATAATTTGTGATAAATGTGCAGACAAAGAAGATAACATATTCAGATGTCCATTATGTATGGATTATGTCTGTTACGAATGCGGGTGTGAATGTGATAAATGTGATAAATGTGATAAATGTGATAATTGTCATTCAAAAGTATGCAATAAATGCTATGAAGAATCTGAACAATATTGTGATAATTGTGATAATTAGCGGAGAGTTGGGGGCTTATTATGATGCTTAATCCAGTAATGTTTTGACAATTGTCCAAGTTTATTAATAATCATGTAAAGTGTCTCATGCGTGTAAACAGTACTAATAGTACTGTTTTGTGCAGGATCACTAATATAAAATCCATACTTTGATTTCTTGCCAGATGTATAACAATCAGTTATATTAACATATTGACCAACTGTACTCAAATCTCCTTGTCCACAAATCCCTCCACATGTGCTTCCAATATATCCTACCGTATAACAATTTGATATAATTGTATTAACAACTGTATTAGATCCATTAACGAATCCAGCTAACAAACCTCCACAATATGTGTTTATAATTGGTTTAGGCACATGTTTACGTCCTATCTTATGTCCCAATGACTTACACGATGTTATAGTCAAATTTAATGGATATGTATTATTATATCCTATGTATGTTGCACATAATCCACCACATCCAATACCTTTAATATTCCCTTTGGTTGTGCATTCTGACATGTTAACTGTGATGGATCTTAATGAACCGTTAACTGTATTATTATTACAGCCAATGCAGTTTCCAGATATTATACTTTGTGTTTCATAAAGTCCTCCGCCACAAATTCCTCCACTATTATGTCCAGTTATTGAAGTCTTAGATGAACATTTTGTAAAACTTACAGTCACTAAAAAGTTTGCGCTATTAATTACATTTAAATTACCAATACAACCTCCACCAATATTTGACATCTGATATTGAACATTGTTGCCTCCGCCACAAATACCTCCAGTATTATCTCCTGTTATCGTTCCAAAAGATTTACATTTATAAAATGTCGCTCCTATTGAAGTCACATAAATATTATTTCCATTCGCAATACAACCAGCATTCTCGCCTCCTGCACAAATTCCACCACAATTGTTGCCTGTCAATGATCCTTTAGAGTAACATTTATTAAAATTCACTGATACATTAACAATACTGGCAATATTATTTACTATATTGTTGCTAATACATCCACTAAAATCTCCTCCCCCACAAATACCTCCGTTGTTATTTCCAGACATAGATCCAGTACTATAACATTCATTTAACCCAATATTTATTTTAGGGCTACTGTTTGTATAACCTATAGAAATACATCCTCCACCATTACCATGAATATTTCCTTCATGAATATCATCGCCCCCAGAAAGGATACCACCACAATCTTTACCATTAAATGATCCTTCAGAATAACATTTAGTGAATGTCATAGTAATATTCGATTCACACGTATTATAACCGTTGCCAATGCATCCGCCTCCATATAATCCGGTAATTGTGTTATTACCGCCAGCACAAATACCCCCGCAATTATTTCCAATAATTGGTTTAGTACTATAGCAATATGTTATATTCATATTGGTTGTATTGTTACTAATATTATGCCCATTTCCTATGCATCCTCCGCCATAAGCTCCACCATTATCACCTCCACCAAAAATACCTCCACAATTGTTTCCTGAAATTGCACATTCAGTATAGCATTTATTAAGAATAAATGTTATCGTATCACTATAAATACTCCCATATCCATTACCAACACATCCACCTCCGTAATTAGCTCCTCCAGAATTGTTTCCACCTCCAAAAATTCCACCACAATTATCTCCGGTTATTGATCCTTCCGTTGAAGAACAATCTGATGCATAAATATTTACATTTGATAAAGATATTGTATAGCCATTTGCAATACTACCCCCTCCGTAACTTCCTCCATTTCTATTTTCTCCTCCTGCACAAATTCCTCCACAATTGTTTCCACTTAGTGAACCTTCCAGATGGCAATTAATAAAATTAATTGTTATGTTTGACGATGACATAGATTCACTGTCTGTACCAACATAACCATTGCCAATACAACCTGCTCCACCAGATTTATAATTGTCTCCGCCTGCACAGATCCCTCCACAATTATTTCCGGAAATCAATGCACAAACTTTGCAATTGTCGAATTTGATATTAATAATTGAAGTTCCATGATAGTTATATCCATTTGAAATACATCCAGCTCCGAAACTACTTGTGCCATTATTGTCACCTCCAGCACAAATTCCTCCACAATTATTACCATATATTACTCCTTCTACATTACAATTAATAAAATTAACATTGATTTGATTATTATTATTATTAGTATTAGTATTAGTATAATTATAACCATTAGCAATACATCCTGCACCAAAAACACCTGCACTAATAATGTCGCCACCTGCACAAATTCCTGCACAATTGCGACCATAAATTGAGCCTTTTATCAGACAATTATTAATATTTAATGTAATAGAAGGTGATTTAGCATCATCATATCCATTACCAATACACCCTCCACCGTGTGTAGAAGAATTTACACTTGTATCTCCTCCTCCACATATACCACCACAATTTTTCCCTGACAATGTTCCTTCAAATACACAATTTTGTATAGTTCCATTAATTGTAATAAATCCTGTAGATACAAATCCTTGAACTCCAAATCCATTACCTATACATCCCACATTATCTCCACCTCCAATAATTCCTCCAATATTTAGGCCATTAGCTATACTTTTTACATAACATTGCTCTATAATAAATGTCACAACAGGACTATTTCTATTACTACTATTATTTAAAATTCCTCCTCCAATAATTCCACCAGATCCGTCGTTTGATCCTATAATATTTCCTGTTTGACTACATCCAACTATTTTAAGATATCCAGATGTACCGCTCGTTAACATGGCAAAAGGTTGTGAGCATATGCCTCCACCATATATACTGTTTATTGCTCCAACATGATTACAATTTAATGCTATAAAATTGTAATAACCATTTCTAACAAAACCACCACCTCCTATATTAACTATTGCCATAACTGTTGATTCAATAGTTAAATTTTTGATAACTGGATACTGTCCAGCTGTAATATTACCATAATCTGTTATAAATATTCCACAATTTGGCCCATTACCACTACCAAAAATAATTTTATACCCCGAGCCATCAAATATATCACCATCTATTAATTTGATAACATAATCATTTACTGGTAAACTATATGCTAAAGGCCAAATAATATTTTGATTAAGCTTAAAAGTATACGCTGTAGATAGACCAATTTGAGTTGCACTTATATATTGACTCAAATGTGAATCCGTATTTGAGACTAATCCTGATCTTAAGTCTGTCGTCATTTATATATTTAGTCCAGAAAAAATTAAAAACAAAGTCAGAAGAAATAAATCTCTTAAGATTGATTATTTAAATTGTATTTGAGTGTATTGATTATATTAATTGATCTTTTAGAAACGAGCAATTATTCTCCCGAATAATGACCTCTTTGGTTGCCGATGCTCATAATCTCGCGCATATATAATAATTTTACAATCAATTTTATCTCTTTTATCACTTTTAACTCTTTTAACAGTAAAACCATTTTCATTAAATTTCTTACATAGCAAATCATAATAAAACGATTCGCATTTAGTTTCGTGGTAACTAAAACCATAACAATACATATAACTTATTGTCCTATCATATATTTTATTGATAATAGTATTAATTAATGTTTGAGCTTCAGTCGAAATGGTTTTATGTTGATCGTGTTCATCGTAATTTGGAGGTAATGTTTGAATTTCCATAATTGTTTTTTAATTTAATTAAATAAAATAT